CTACACAAACAACACCGCCATCCCCTTCTACATGGGAATGCGCGTGATCCGCAGCAAGGACGTGCCCACCTCCGGCACCACCCCGAACCGCAAGTTCGCCTGCTTCGTGATGGCCACCGGCGCCGTCGGCACCGGCCAACAAGCCGCCCTCCGCTCCGAAGTGGACCGCGACATCCTGGCCAAGTCCGACGCCATGTCGGTCGACTGGCACAACGTCTACCACCCCCTCGGCGCCCGCTACGTGGGCTCCGCCAACCCGACGACCGCCGACCTGGCCACCGCCACCAACTGGCAAAAGGTCTTTGAAACCGAGAACATCGGCATCGTCCGCATCACCGTCACCTCCAGCTTCGACTGAGTCTCGGGCTAACGCCCTCGACAGAACAGCCCCGCACCGGTAGCGGGGCACCTTCTTTCTCCTCCACTGGTACGACCCATGGCATCCCTTTTTGAGCTGGGCGACATCCCCGGCGGTCTCCTCCCCGGCCAGATGACGCTGGCGGCCCCCACGGCCACCGCCACCCTGTCCACTGCAGCCAGCTACAACGCAATCGTGCGCGGCGTCCCCACCGCCGCCGCCACCTACACCACCGCCACCGCCGCCGCCATCGTCGCCGCCATCGGCAGCGACTGCGCCATCGGCACCACCTTCATGCTTGTGGTCATCAACGCCTCCGCCGGCGCCAACACCATCACCATGCAAGGCGGCGACGGCGTCACCATCAGCGGCGTCGCCACCGTGGCCCAGAACGCATCCAAAATCTTCTTTGGGTACGTCTCCGCCGTCACCACCCCCGCCATCACCCTCTACGGCCTCGGCTCCGTAGCCGCCGCCGCGGCGTAGCCGCTCGCTTCGCTCGCGTCTACTGCCTCGCCGCAAGGTGGGGCTTTTCTTTTCCTCTGCTGGATCGCATATGGGAATGCACGCCTTCCGCCGCCTCCGCGAACAAGAGGCCGCCGCTGCAGCACTCTCCGAGGCCATCGCCTCCTCTCCGCCCGTTGACACCATCGAGGCCGGCACTTTTGACCAGCACCCACCGCTACGCACTCGCAAAGGTCGGCGGAGCGCAGCGACGCCGACGGAAAACTAGGGTCACAGGAAAGACCCCGCCCCGATGGAACGCAGCGAATACCTAGGCGCGGAATACATCGACGACACAGCCGCCCACGCCGGCAAATTCGGCGCCATCACCGCCCTCGCAGCCGCCGTCGTCTCCGGTGACACCGTTGCCTCTGACTACACCGGCAACTCCATCGCAAGTATGCCGATCCCGGCCGGCACCACCATCTACGGCATCTTCACCTCGGTCAAACTCACCAGCGGAAAAGTCGTCGCCTACAAAATCTGATGCCCGCCTCGATCACGGCCACCGTCGGCAGCGCCTCCGCCAACTCCTACCTGTCGATCGCCGCAGCGGACACCCTCGCGGAAACGATGCTCGGAACCCTCGCCTGGACCTCGGCAACGACCGACCAAAAGACCCGCGCCCTCATCACCGCCACCCGCGGCCTCGACACCCTCACGTGGATCGGCGACCGCACCACCACAACCCAAGCCCTCGACTGGCCTCGCACTGACGCAAGCTGCGACGGCATCGACTACCCCGACGACGAACTCCCCGAGCAAATCCAATACGCCACCTTTGACCTCGCCAACGCCCTGTTGGCTACGCCAACATTGCTGCAGACGCCTAGCACAAGCGCGTCAGCGCTCGTCCCCGGCATCCCCAACAAAGACCTGAGCCGAATCAAGCTCGACGTCATGGAGCTGGAGTTCCGCACCGACGTCTCCCCGGCCTCCAGCTCGATCGTCAGCCCCCTCTCCGCTCTGCCGCATCTCGCCACCATCCTCGGCTGCCTCACCACCAGCACCATCCCCGGCCGCCTGAGCGGCGTACTGGATCGCGTCAGGAGCTAGCGCTCCTGACTACTAGGAATACTGCGCGATTATCAGCAGGCGCTAGCCTGCTGATATGGCTCAGGCACCGTCAAAGAAAAAGCCGCGGGGATATCTCGCCACACCGCTGGACCGCGACGAGCAGCGGCGCGTGGCTCGCCTCTACCGCGAGCACGGCGGCCTCGTCAACCACATGGGCCGCAAGATGTGCCGCAAGTACCCGGCCCTCCTCAAGGAAGACATCTACAGCTGCATTGACATCGCCTTCATCAAGACCGTCCGCGCCTGGAACCCCGTAAAAGGCACCTTCTCCACCCTCCTCGGCGTCTTCTGCGAGGGCGAAATCCGCCACTTCATCCGCGACCACAACTGGTCGATCAAGGCCCCCAGCTCCGTCCGCTCGATCGGCATGAGAGCCCAGTACATGCTCCGCGCCGGCCACTCCACCCCCGAGGTCTGCGCCACCCTCAACATCACCGGCGACTCCCTCAAACTCGCCCTCTCCGCCGTCCAGTCCCTCGACCACGAAATCCAAGACTTCCGCCTCCACGTCTGCCCCCGCCCCACGCCGTGGGACGTTCTTGAGGCAGAGGAAGGGTAAAATAGGGTGCCCCAGCGGGTTGCCGCCCCTGGAGCATGACCACCCGCTACCTCGGATGATGCCACAAAGAATAGACCTGACCGGCCAGCGGTTTGGTCGATGGACAGCAATTCACCGCCTCCCGAAATCCAACTGGCTCTGCCGCTGCGACTGCGGCACAGAAGGGGCAGTCAAGCTCAGTGACCTGTGCATCGGACGCAGTCAAAGCTGCGGATGCCTGCGTAACGAGCAGATTTCCCGAAGACGCTCCGTCGACATGGCAGGTCAGCGCTTCGGCAAGCTGGTCGTAATTGCTCGCGCTGGCAGCGACAAGCACAACAAGGTCATTTGGACCTGTGCTTGCGACTGTGGCGGTTCAACAACGGCTATCGGCTCCGACCTACGCGCAGGTAAGCAAAACTCGTGTGGCTGCTCCAAGCGCGTCGCCTACTCCAAAGTTAAGTCGGAAGTCGGCAACGTCTATGACCGTCTTACCGTTCTCCGTTGGTGGGGCACAAACCGCAGGCACCGCGCCAAGTGGCTCTGTCAGTGCGAGTGCGGCAACCAGACCATCGTTCTGGGCGACTACCTGCGGTGCGGCGACACCAAGAGCTGCGGCTGCGCTCTGCTGGACTGGGCGGCGGAACTCGGACGTACTATCGGTAAGCACAACCAAACAGACGACAACGTCCGCAAGCTCAGGGCCGACGAGAATCACGCCTCCCGTCCGTGTCTTCTCTACTTCGTTGAGGTAGGCGGCCAGTATGACAAAATCGGCATCACCAACAACCTTGACCGGCGGAGCAACGGGGCCTACACCGAGATATGGCACACCCGCGCCACGAACCGCGCAACCGCCTGGGCCGTTGAGCAGGTTGCGCTCCGTTTGACGGAGCACGCCCGTCCGAAAGGGCGCGTGGAGCTGGGCAAGTTCAAATACGGCCACTCCGAGCTGCGAGAGGGGCTCGCCATCGACGAAACCATCGAGCTGCTCGATGGGTTGTTAGAGGAGGCAGATGAGCTTGGCTGGCTGGAGTTTGCGACCAAACACGGCCTACCCCGGTAACCTAGGAGTAGATACCCAAGCTCACGGGACAGTTTGTTATGGCCACCGGAAGTTTTTTCGCGAGCCTCGGCTATAAGCTTTTCGTGAAACTTGGGACCACTGCTAGTACTATACCCACTACCAGTGCTGGGATGACCCGGATCCTGTCCCTCGACAATGCCGGGATCCAGGGTACGTCCGAATCGACCTCGGTGGTTGATTATGACTCGGAGCAAGGATTCCAATCCAATCTTATCACGAGTCAGTCGTACAGTGTGCCTGCTAGTATGAATTTAGACGTAACCGATTCTGGTTACGAAATTCTCAAAAAAGCGGCAATTCAGGCCGCCGATGGCACACTGATTGAGTGGTATCGTGAGACTCCGGTAACTGACGACTCGGGAGATAACCCGGAAGTTCATGCTGGACTTGCGCAGATTGGGGACTTTTCGGAACAAATTGAAGCCGGAGGAGTTGCAAAAATCTCCTTCACCCTGACCGGCTACGGCGCCTACAAGTTCTACCCCCAAGGCAACCCCATCGCCACGGTGACGGTCTCCACCGCCGGCAGCGGCCTCACCCCCGCCACCTACAGCGGCGTCGCCCTCATCGGCTACAACCCCGCCCAAGGCATTTGCTCCGGTAAAGGCGCCACCGCCGACATCGTGGTCGCCGCCGGCGGCACCGTCACCGCCGCTCCCACCATCGTCGCCGCCGGCACCAACTACAAAGTCGGCGACATCCTCACCGTTGCCGCCGGCACCGTCGGCGACGCGGGAACAGATGTACTACCCCGCTTCACCGTCGCCACCGTGTCCTGACGCTACACTTCCACCGAGGTTCTCCAAAGCCGGCCCCGCGCCGGCTTTTTTGTTGCGCCGGCGCTACTGCGCCAGTTCTTTCCACCGCGCCACGAAGAACCGCCGCGGCGGCTGCGCCTGGAACGCCCCCTCAATCCAATTCCTCGGCGGCTTAGGCCCCACAGGCCCAACCAACTCCCGCGAGATCGGGCTGAAGTATGGGTCGGGATACTGCCCCCGCAGCACCTCCCCTGCATACGGCGCCGTCCACACAATGCTCAGGCTATTCCCCGACACCTGAGGCGCCTGCTGGCTCGACAGCAAAAACCCCGTATCTACGATGTCCCGCTGACCCTTCGGGATGACGACGCCCGTGCCGTACTTGGTTTTCACCGTCTTGCCGCCCTGGAACAGACTCCTGAACCGCAGCGTGGAGTTAGGCCAGTCCCATTTGACCGTCGTGATCTGCGTCCTCGCCTCTGCCGCAATGATCGGCGCAAAGTCCTCCAGGATCTGCGTGGAACGCGCCAGCAGCTTCTCGGCGTTCCACTTCGTCAGCGTCAGCGTTACGGTCGCCATCAGCTCTGCGTGCGACTTGCAAGCCGCACCTTGACGCCCAGCGCATCACTCAGGATGCTGCCCAGCAGCCCGCTCTCCCCGTAGGGCAGCCGCACCTCTAGCACTTCACACTCGGTCGCATCCTGCCCCGCAAACGCCACGGTCCCGGCAGTGCCAACCTTCACCCTGCTATCCAGCTCCCCACTCGTCACATACCCCTCATACAGCACTGTGATGACGTTGACCCCCGGAAACGTCGTCTCTGCCACGCTCTCCCCCTTCAGGAACGCCGACACCGTCACCGTCTCGGTGTTCGCCAGCACGTTCCCGGTGTCCGCGTCGGTCGTCGTCCCGCTCGCCGGCACCGTAAACACCAGCGTCGCATTCTCCAGTGCCACCAACGCCGAAGCCATCCACCCGCTCCTTTCCTCCTAGTTTCCCGGCAACCTAGGATGTAGTCCCGCACCGCCCCGTGGCCGAAGAACTAGGC